TTTTTAGCATAAACATACAAATCCGCTTCGCCAAGGCGAGGCATTGGATTTTCTGTAGCAAGGGTAGTAAAAGCACCTGAAGCCAAGCTGTATTGCATAATCAACTCAGGCATCATGTAATGCGGATTTACTGTTACAAATGAAGGAGCAAAACCTGACATAATATTTTTCCTTTGTTAGATTTGAACAACTGCAATAAAGCCAGTTGAAGTCCAGTTAGCATTACCAGTACCGCTTGAATACGATACTAACTTATTGTTGGCAGTACTTGTGCGAAGAATTTTGCAAGGTACAGCAAAATTGCTTGTAGCAGTTGTAGTCAATAACAAATTGGTAGTGTCCCAGTATACAGTTTCAGTAATGGATGAACCATCCAAGGCTACGACTGATGAATCGCAAGGCAATGGAATACGAGCACCACTACCAAAGCGGTAGAAGTTTACAGACATACCAGGTGAGAACAAAGGTGCTGTGCTTTGTGGAGTTGTAATACCACCAAATGCCTGGTTATATACAGCAATTCCAGTAGGAGCAGAAGAAACACCAGCTTGAACAACTGTTCCACCTAATGTATCAGTACCTGGTTGTGGTTGTGAATAGTAACCATTTTGCAAAGTTGGGATCAACTCAGTAATAGGTACACCACCCCACAAAGGAGTTGTTGCAGCAGTTGATAAAGTACCAGATGCCAAAGCAAACTTAACTGCTGGATCATCTAGCGCATCACCTTGAGTAAAACCATTGCTATTAGTGTTAAATAAACCACTAGCTACAGTTGTTACCATAGGTTGTAAAGAGATTTGTGCGGTCATGGCTTATTCCTTATCGCTTATTGTTGAAAAGATGAAATTCTTTGACTCGCATAGAAGGAACTTTAAAGTCACCTAGCCATGCTTCCATTGCGCCTTTGAATTTCGTGATTGTACGACCAGCACGATCTTTTTCATGAATTTCAATCAATTGATCTGGGGCGAACATAGTTGGTGATTTAGCAGCCATCAAAGCATCATTGAAAATTTGTTTTTCAGCAATATTTAACAATTGTGCATCTTTAATAGAAGCCAAGTTTACTGACTTGTAGCTATCAGAATAGGCTTGGAGACCACGCAACAAACGCTTGCGATAAGACAATAGACCTTCGCCTTTTAATGGGCGAGAAGCAGATTTACCGAAGGAAGCATAAACAGAATCAGCTTTAGCTTGTGCATCGCACATTGCAGCTTCTTCTTCATCTTTACGCATTGCTTCTTCTTCCTCATCATCGTCATCTTTTTTGAATTCCATGTGACCAGGATGTTCAACCATGCCTTCATCATCAGGCTTGATTTCACCATGATCATGTTCTTTTGGATCAGAACCTTCTGCATCTTTACGCTTTTTAGAATCGTCATCTTTACGCTTCTTGTCAGCTTTACGCATCATATAGGCTTTAGCTTCAGATTCAGACTCATCATCATCATCTTTTTTAGCCATTTCTTCTTCCTCATCATCATCGTCTTTACGATGTTTTGAGTCATCATCTTTGCGCTTTTTATCAGCAGCAGTAACTAATGGTGGAGCAGGTAATTCCTTCTCCATCGCATCCATTCTTGCAGCCAAATCGCCTAGCACAGCGAGTACAGCATCCAACTTATCACCTTGGGCATCTGCCTTTGGTGCAATAGTATTGTCATTCATATCAGACACCTCTTGGTTATTTAAAAGAACTCCTGTGGCATCGCCACCCTTATCCCATACACCTCTAGACCCTCTAGCTTTCGTAACGATAGCTATATGGTCTAAAAGAAATGGAACACCTTCTATTAAGAGTGGCTCGCCATTCTCAGTAGTTAGTGTAGTGTTTCCAGCAGTATTGTCAAATACTACTGAAGGTGAGGTAGAAATCTCTCCCTCACAAATTTCATTTACAGCATCTTGGTCATAGATTTTAGCAATGCCCCAGACTTCATCGCCTTTAATATAAGGAAGCATAATACTTCCTACTGCACGATTTTTAAATTCCTTAGAAGTAAGAACCGCAGAATCTGGATGATCCATAATGACCATTAATCCATTACATCTTTTTAAGAACTCATCATTTAGATAAAGTGATGGGTCTCTCCAGACATTCTCGCCAATGCTTGACCGATAAGCCAATCCAGTACCAGTAATGCGGATAGCCAATAACATGATATTGGCATACATTTGTGGACTTGGAATAAGGTTATCAGCCATTAACTGAGCAACATCGGTCTCAGTCTTAGAGGATGCAATTTTGAATGCAACTTCTAAACCAGGATGTAATGGCAAAGGTGGGCAAAGCGGATCGCACCAATCATAGCCAGTAGACTCATAATTGAGTTTGACTTCTTCTTTTTTTACATCTCTAGCAATGTAGGTGCAGAATTGACCATCATCGTGTAATACTTCTAATTTACCCTTATAGTCAATGCCAGTTTCTTCTTTAGTTTCTCTGCGAGCAGCTTCTTCTAAAGTTTCGCTTTCTTTTTGATGACCGCCTGGCACACACCAGGTATTAGGATAATCGCCACCGCCTGAACCTCTGCGAATTAATAAAGTATGACCTTCACCAGTAACAAACATGATTCCAGAAGCCCGACCTGCTGCACCAGCATTATTAGCAATTGGAGCAACTAATTCTGGGGTTTTAGCTACTAGATCAGCAGCATCTGGCACACAATTTGGTACTTCTTTGCCATCTTTTTCTTTCATGCCAACTTGTTTATAGCCTTCCCAGCAAGGGTCAGCATCTTGACCAAATCTAGGTACTGTTTGAGATTGGTCTTTAAGACCTTGGATGATTTTAGCTACATCAGCTAAATCACCTTGAAATTTCTTTAATTCATCTTTTTTGCCAGCACGAATGACGATTTCATCATCTTCTTTAAATTCTGGAGTGCTGAGTGGAGTAGCTTTTTCTGGGAAATCACCAGAATCATCTTCGCTGTGTTTGATGAATTTTTTAGCCACTTCTTTAGGAATTCCAATGTTGCTATGTCCTGCCAATGCAGCATACATAGCTTTTCTTTGTTGTTCCGACTTAAATGGCATAAAACTACCTTACAGTATTTTTGACGATTGTAACGCTAGTTTGCCTTTTTTTGTAAGCATTTCTTCAGGCATCTTTCGCAAACTGTAAATATATTTGTAATAACAGCGACAGTATACTTCTTCACCTGGAGTGGTAATGTCATCAGTATATCCATTAGTGGCTTTAATAAATCCTTTTTCGCTTGCCCAATTACCTCTAATGACATAAACCTTTTCATCCCTTTCTTTATGATCTTTGCGGTAATCATAATTAATTTGTTTCCAATGAGAATGCCATTTACCAGCAATTGCGCCATTATCAACAGCGACAATATCATTAATGTTAGAAATCAATTTATGGGTTTGATCTATTACAACTCGCCTTTGATTAAAAGGCATTTTTGCTAAAGACTTTTTAATATTTTGTTTTTCTTTAACTTTGTCGACAGCCAAAGAACCGCCTTTAGGAATGGATGTAGCCCAACCTTCAAATCTTCTGAGCACATCTGTAATACTTTGTTCTCGATTGTATTTAATCAAGTTTGCAGAAGCCATGATTCTGCGATCTAGTTCAGACCTAAGTTTTGGCTTTAATCGGTCAATGTCATATTTGGATACTTCTTTATTGACTAGACCGCCTTTAGTCACCAGGCGAGAAAAGGCTGCATTTAAAGACTTTTCCATTTCCTTTTGCATCTGGGCTTCTGACATCAAAGCCTTTTCTGCTGCTTCTTTAATCTTTTTAAGCCAATTGTCTACTCGACTTTGAGAATCAAAGCCATATTCAATAAAGTCATTAATGGCAGCAGTAAGAACTTCAAAAAATGTCATTCTGTATCTTTAATAAAAATAGTTCCCAGGCAGCAGGGTGCATACGACTTTTGCCAGTTTCATAATCTGACCATCTTGCTTGGGTAGTATATATTAAAGATGCAGCTTTGGATTGAGATAATGCAGCCCTGGCTGCAATAATTTCTTCTGGTTTTGGGGTAGTACCAAGACCACCCCTTTTTCTAGTTTTAGTCATCTTCTGATACAAGTCCTAAATTAAGGGCAAACACAAACATTTCATATTCAAACTTTTCTAATGCTTTGCTTTGGAATGGCAAGTCTGTCAAATATTCGCAAAATAGCAATTTGTCCTGAGTTGCAGCATAAGCCTTGGCATTTTCTAAAGTTAAAAATTTATCTATCATACTATTCCCTTTCATGGAAAGCCCCCGAAGGGGCATCAATTAAGCAGCTTCTACTTCTGGAGCAATGACACCAACTGAAATCCAATATTCATTGTGCATATAACCACCAGCAAATAACTTGTAAACCAAGTGACTTGCATACCCATTGAATCTCATGTTGTAAAAACTATGGGCATCTTTGAAACTATCTGGAGCACCTTCCATGCCAGAGTAATATCCTTTCATGAACTGGTAAATCTTTTCACCCAAGGCATCACTCATTTTATTGTCAACAAAGGCATATTTCACTTGGGGAATGTCATCCCTGCGATTGCTGATCTCATAAATATCTTCCATGCCATTGAAGTGACCATACTCAAACTGACTGACATAGCTGCTCAACTCAGCATATTGCGCTGGGGGCAAATCCTGAACATACACATGAATGCTGCTACCCATGCTATAGCTTTTGCTGCGAACTTGACCAGCGATGCCTTTGGCTTTCATAAACTGGCGAACCATTTTGGCAGCACCAGCATGACTACTAATTGAACCCATGATTAACTCCTTATTTGATGATTAATAAACACTACAACTTAATAATATACTAATTAGGGATAATGTCAAGCAGCTTGTAGCTTTTTTTCACAATATCCATATTCTTCTTCCAAGATCATGCGAATGTGCTCCCGATCCACAGAATCCCCAACTACAGGAATACCGCAGCGATACTTGCGACCATCCTTTGATTGCAAAAAGCGGATAGCTTGCTTAATGATTTCATAAGGCACTCCCATGTCATAAATACCGCCATCGCCATAAAAGCTGTAAACATATCTAGCGAACACAACCAAATCTTTATAAGCCATAGCCATTTCAATTCCTTTTATTAGCGACACATTCAGCACAATCACACTCAACCACATCATTCCTGGCTGATTCCCTTAATTCTTTCATTGAGTCATAACCTCGCACATGAACCAGATCATCAGAGAATCGGAAGCCATAAGGCAGGTTTAGGATGTAATCAACATATCCATTACCCATTCCTTGATCCCCAGAGACATCGACATCTCGAAAAACATTTAATTTGTATTTCATATCAATTCCTTTCAAAGCCCCCGAAGGGGCAGGTTTATGCTTCAAACACTCTCAAATGACCAGGGTTCATCCATTCAGCGAACAAGCCATATTTCCGCAACACATTGATGATTTCTGGGCTGACTCCAAATTCCCAATCAGGCATTCGATAGCCATCATAGTAGTCAACAAACTGGTAGCTATTGGCTTCTTCAGCACTAATGTCAAAGCGATCTTCAGCATCACTATGGACAAAAACTGGAACACCGATTTTTTGCAAGGCATTAAAGGCTCTGCGGTAATTTGCTCTCATTTCAATTTCCTTTCATGATTAATAAACACTACCCCTCTATCTTATACCTATTTAGTATAGAGTCAATAGGTTTTGTGCAAAAAACAACAAATATTTTTGATGTTGTATTTTTGTCATACATCTAAAAATAATTGATAAAGTACTTGCATCTATACTTAATAAGTATGATACTAATAATGTAGTGTTAATCATCAATAAAGGAGTTAATCATGGCTTTTTATGTTTGCGGTGTCCCAGTTTTCGGTATTGAGCAAGCCCAGGAGATGTATGCGATTGCGGTTGCTGGTGGTGCGATGATCCAGGCAGAAGCGATTGCAGAAGTTATTGTCCAAATGCAATACATGGGGGTGTGAAATGAGTTTTCCTATTTATGGCTATGAAGTGTTTAGTCTCCAGCAAGCCCAGGCAATTTTGGCTTTAGCGATTGCAAAAGGTCAGGTTCGCAGGGCTGCGGTTGCGAGAGCAGTTATCCAACAATTCCAAGGAGCAGCAGAATGAATATTCAATTGAACCAGGAGCAAGCAGATTTGCTATTGCATTTGCTCCAGATGGTAGATGGTCGAGTGCAGTATGCAGATGTCCAGGATCAAATCAATAATTTACTTAACCAAGTTGGGGGTGCAGTATGAATATTTTAGTTGCCAAAAAAATTAATGGAATTTTCCAAAAAGTTGGTGTTCGATATGCAAACAAGCTGCCAGATGGCGGTTTCCCAGGAGTTGTTTATAACTTGTTTGTCAATGCTGATTTTTATTTTAAGGATGAACCAGCAGCAATTTCATTTGACATTATTTTGGGTGGTGATGAATTTCGAGTTTCTAAATTTTAAGGGGATTGTGATGTCTAGTTACTATGAAGATTTAAAAGTTAATAATCCAGCCAAGTATGCAGATTTAAAAATTGCTGGCAATTCTGACAAAGTTGCATTAAAGAATATGATTCGAGCATTATCTATTTTGCCTGGTCTTAATTCTGAAGCGGATGATCTTCGCCTGGCAGCAGCAAAAAGATTATTAAAGAATCGCTATTAAAATAAGCCCCTTGTGGGCTTTTTGCTCTATCCTATAGGGATAGATGTATGATACAATTTAATGAAAGGAGTCTATATGCAAATAGGCAAATATGAGATTAGTGACGATGCAATTTTTTGTATTGTTGTTGAAGATGAAATTCCTGTAAGTATTGGTGCTGGCTCTGATATTCCAAGAATTGCCAAATGGAGCAATGGAGAACCAAAAGAATACAATTTATCGGCTTATCACCTTCCAATTACCAAAGAAAAATTTTATGAATTGGCTATTTTAGACCATTCAGCATCATAAATTTCTTTCATCTTTTTACCATTAACCTCATAAGTATTTTTTTCTTCTGAGGTTAAATCCCTTTTCTTGGCTATGCCTTCTAAAGTTCTATTTTCTTTATACAAATCATGAGCCTTGTGTTTTGCTTCTAACATCTGAGGCATATTAATTTGTATTTCAGCATAAGAGCCATTAACCATAAAAACCATATTGACATCTCGATAACCAGTATCTCCTAGTGATGGAGAATTGGGATCAAGTGTATTTCTATTTTTAACTGGTTCTCCATACTTATCTTTAAGTTTGGAAATAATTTCATTTGAATTTTTTAGATTTTTGATTTCAAAAGTAGTTCTTAACAAATCTTTAATTTTGGATGGATCGCCATCATAATCATCAATAATTTTCTCTACAGTCCTCTGCGATCCCTTTAATGGCACAACATCAATTTCAGCACCAATTTCATCTGCAATGGTTAAATTAAGTTTGTCAAAATCATTTTTATTTTCAGCAACTTTTTTGTAAATTTCTAATAGTTCTTTTTGTTTATCTTTAGGAAGTTTTTCAATATCTTCTTTTTTAACACTTTCTTTTAGATAATCATCTGGATTAGATGGTTTAAAAGTCTTTAAAGTTATTCTTTCTTTATGTCCAGGTGCTTTAGGTGGCTCTGCTGCTGTAGGTTTATTTACTGCCTTTGGTGGCTCTGGTGGTTGTGGAATAGATTTAGCTGCCACAGTATATGGGGCTTGTGCTCGACCACCAGGCATAGTAGTGGTTGCTGCGCTACCACCTGCTCCAGATGTGAATTTTCCATCCGCATCCCTGGGATGGTCTTGTTCTATGAAAGCATCAGCTTTTGGGGTGGGGTTTGCCCAATCCCCCTTTGCAAAATAAGCATCCAATCTAGGTAAGTTTTTAAGTTCTTCTTCTGGAATTTCATATTCAGCGATTGCATCAGCATCCAATTGCATAGAACTTTGGAACATATCTGGCATTTCATTCAAATTGTCAGCAGCCCATTGAATTAAATTTGCTCTATTTTGTGGATCAATAACTGGCAGCATTGTACGAAGTACTTCAGTAACACCTTTTAGCTTAATGTCATCAACTTTGACTTTTTCGCTTGGCGGTTCTTCCATGAGTGATTCCCACTCAGGTTTGAAAGCATTTTTCCATGAATAGAATGCTTGCTCATAGGTCATCTTGCCATATTGCTCTGGATAGGCAGATTGAATAGATTCAAATAATTCTTTATTCCAGGCTCGGTGCATTACGATCTTGTCAAAGAATCGGAACAAAGATTCCATGTCAACTCGAATGCCATCAATGTACTGGACAATGGCTTTTGCATCTTCAGTACCTTCACCAAAGCCTTGAGTAAATGCTTCATCTTTGAGTAGCATTGCAGGGACATCGGAAGCAGCAGCAATATTGGCAATGATGTTATCTCTGGCAGTTGTCATTGCAGTTGCAGTATTGGTCAAATCAATGGAGTTGATTTCTTCATCAATATCAATTGATAGCACATTGCCAGTACCGCCTTCTTGCAAATAAGTGCGCTTAATACCAGCAGCAGTTTGCATTAAGCGATTGACAATAGACCCAGCAGGTTTTTGCTTGGCAATAATCAGACCTGACTTAAAAGTAACCAGATCATCAGTAATCATTGACTGTACAAAAGACTTTAGCGGATACAATGCCCTTTGAAACACACTTCGACCTGTATACCCGAAAGCACTAGATTGGAAAGACAGGTAGATAGGAGTGCCATTGAATACCACCACGCTACGGCTAGGATGATAAGGCTGACCAGCAGCAGTAGTATATGCAAGAGGTTTTTGAAAGTCTGGCGCATTTGGGTTCTGGTTTGTAACAATCGAACCAGCCATGTTTAATGGGTCTAACTGATTAAAATAAATGTTGAGATCAGGAAGCTGCCAAGGATCAATAGGCTCAGTAGTAGGAATCTTATCAGCACCCACAACAATTCCACCAGCCCCATAAGTGCGATTGATAAACATAACATCACGAATATGATTAGTAGCACCTAATTTTTCCCATTCTTTTTGAAATGCCTCGACCAACATTTCCTTTGGTTCTGCATCTACAGTAATAATTCTGGGTTTTGAAAGAGCCAAGCGAACTGGCTTTTCAACTAATTTACCGCCTAATGGGTGATATTCCCAAATGATTTTGCATAATTCATAACCTGCCTGTGAACCTGGTTGGATATTCTCAGAACTGAGCAGGTTCATTAATTCACCACCCAGATAAGTATTATTCACCATCACATCAGACATAGTTATTCCTTAGTAGCCATATTTATCGCCAACACCAATGGCTAAACTATATACGAAAGCATCTAGCAAGTCATCTGCTCTTTTGTAGGCATCTTTATCGCCAATTCTAAATCCAGTTACCTGAGTTAATAGGTGATTACGACTAGCATTTTTAAATGTCATAGTCTTATCAAAAGCATAATCGCTAATCTTCATTAAGCCCTGGTGAAAGTAACCCGATACAGAAATGGCTCTTTCATCCTTGCCTACTGAGGTTAACCCTGAGTCAATGGCATGAGTATTCCATCCTCTTGCTCTGCCTTGTTGAATCAAAATTGATCCAGCAGCAGCATCTTCAATAAATGTACCGACAACTCCCTGCCTTGCATTAGTCAATCTAGCGAGTTCTTCTAATCTGGAAAATACACTTGGCATCCAATTTTCTAGCATTGCGCCATCAATTTGCACAATATCCCAATCCAATAAAATCAGGTTATATGGATTTTGGGTATATCGGTCTACAGCAACATAGACAATGGCAGTACCATCATTTTCTTTACCGCCTTTGACCGCAGTATCAATGACTGCATATACACCATCGCATTTACTAGGGTAAACCACAGGTTTATTATCGACCAGCAGCTTATCTAGGCTAAAGAATGCTTCACCTGACCAATCCACGAATTCAGCCAGGTATTCTTGCTTAAATACCATTGGATGATTTTCTCTCTCCAGCTTTTCCAATTCCTCTTTAGGTAGAAATGGATTAGTAAAGGTTGGAGCATGGTATTCAGTAAATCCATGTTCAGGCTGATTGCATATCTGCCAAAAGAAGTTGTCGCTATCAATTCCATTGGGTGTTGATGCTGTAATACAACTACCTTGATAATCGAGTAATGCTGGTTTGATAGCGGTTTGCCATACTTTAGACATATTGGGCTTGGTAAAGGCTGCTTCATCAATAAAGGCTTTATGGTATTTCCTGGATCGACCAGCCCTTTCATTTTCCAAAGTCCAGAAGTCTATGCGCCCACCAGTATAGGTTTGAATAATGCCATCAATCTTAGATGATGACTTAATCATGGGAGCTAATAGATCGGCTATTTCTCTAAAGGCTTCAGATTGGATTTTATAATCAGGTGCGAACCACCCTATTTTTTCGCCTTGGGCTGCTCCAGCACAAGCAATGTTTTGCATCATGGCAGTTTTGCCCCATCGCCTACCGCAGCGAATAGCAAAAAATCGAGTGGAAGCATCAAAGGCTTCTTGTTGTCCCTGGTGTAAAGGGGGTAATTCTATGGGTTCTCTACCTTGTTTTGACAGGGATGCCATTGACTGTCCAGTTATTGTTTTCTACATCAAATTGAACTTGATCGCCATATTTTTTAGGACACCATTTAGCTAATAGTTTTAGCCTAGTATCGACTTGTAATCTACGATGATTAAAAGCATCAGCCACTA